GGTTCTTCTAACAAATTCATTTATTTTACCAATTATGAACTACGTTCGCCATGATGAAAAAACAGGTTGCAAAGTTTACGAGAACAATAAGTGTACGCAATATTGCTACTATGTTATCGTGCTCGGCTGTTTTTTCGTCGCTAAAACTACCAATTGTGTATTTCCAGATTGTCCATATTTTACCCCTCACAGGCAAGACATCCTTCATCATCCATACTTTCAAAGATTCGCTGTCGAAGAACTTCATCAGAAACTGTTTCAGCTCTTTTGATTGCTTCACTTCTCAAATAATATAGAGTTTTCACTCCACGCTTCCATGCCATCATATGAATTGCATGAAGCTCTTGCTTTGAAACATTTGCAGGAAAAAATATGTTCAAAGATTGACTCTGACAGATATGTTCTTGCCTTTCGGCTGCCATTTCTATGATCCATCTTTGGTCGATTTCCACCGCTGTTTTAAAGACGTCTTTTGTCCAATCATCCAAGAAATCCAGGTGCTGTACAGATCCATTATTCGTAACAATACTTTTCCAGACCTCGTCGGTGTCTTGGTCGAGATCCTGGAGTACATTTTCAAGATATTCGTTCTTAAGTAAACTGCTGCCCGTTTTAGTCTTTTGAGTAAAAGCGTTAGCCCTATACGGCTCAATTGAAGGAGAAGTATTACCGCAGATAATACTGCTACTGGCGTTAGGAGCAATAGCAAGAAGATGAGCATTACGCACACCATAATCTTGTCCATCAGGACATGGGCCTCTCTCTTCAGCCAATGTTCTTGTCGCACGTTCTGCCTCCGATTTGATTCGCTGAAACATGATTCTGTTTCTACCAGATGCCATCGCACTCTCAAATGGAGTGTTGTGACGTTGTAGATACGCATGAAATCCCATTGCGCCCAGCCCAAGACTTCGCTCTCTCATCGCACTATATTTAGCACGAGAAAGCTGATCCGGAGCATAGTTAATAAAATACTCAAGTACATTATCAAGCATTCGAATGAGATCAGGAATAAATTGATCATCATTCTTCCACTCATCAAATTCTTCCAGATTTACACTTGACAGACAGCATACCGCTGTGCGGTCTTTGTCTGTAGGCAATGTAATCTCGGAACAAAGATTTGATTGATGTACTTTTAATCCAAGTTTTTTCTGAAACTCTGGAGTTGCTTCGTCTACAGTATCACCAAACATAATGTAAGGTTCTCCTGTTTCTACACGATTTTGTATAAGTTTTACCCACAGCGTCTTTGCCGATACAGTTTTTACAATTGTACCAGAATGCGGATCAACTAAATCCCACGAATCATCGTAGCCTTCAATCTTTGTCGCATTTTCAATAATTGTCATAAAGTCATCAGAAATAACGACCCCATGATGCAGATTTGTAGACTTTCGATTAATATCGCCGCCTGTAGGTTTACGAACATCCAAAAATTCTTCAATCTCTGGATGAGAAATGTCGAGATACGCTGCATAGCTTCCTCTCCGTGTTACGCCTTGTGAGAATGCAAGCATCTCAGCATCGACGACTTTCATAAAGGGTATTACACCCGTACTTTCGGAGCCATTGCTCGTTTTCGAGCCTACACTCCGAACCCCGCTCCAACAGCCACCAACTCCACCACCAACAGAGGACAAAAATGCATTCTCTGTATAGTGGTCTGTGATTCCTTCTCGACTATCCTCTACATAGTTCAAAAAACAACTAATTGGTAGTCCTCGCTTTGTTCCTCCATTCGATAGAACTGGAGTAGAAAACATGAACCACAGCTTACTCGCATAGTCATACAATCTTTGTGCGTGTTCCTCATTATCAGAAAACGACAAAGCAGCACGAGCAAATGCGTCTTGGGGAGATTTTTCGTCCCCGACTAAATATCTATCTTCCAAAGTTTTAATACTAAACTCAGAAAGATACTTATCTCTACTATAATTAAGCTGCATTCAGTATTCTCCCTATATCTAAAACATTTTCTACCCCAATAGCATCATCACAGTAAGTGATAAGATCCATTAGTTCATAATTCTGTAGTATTTGTTCTGAGTTTTGATTTAATGCTTGTATGTGTTTATAACTACTCGGGATAGGAGTAGCATCATAAATACTAAAAGCATCCCCATATTCTTTTATCAGTTGTAGTGCTCTCTTTGGCCCAATACCAGGAATACCTGGTACATTGTCTCCTTTATCCCCAGTAAGACACTTCAAAGAGATGTACTCTTGGGGAGAGACTTCATAGTGCTGTCCCCAGTTTTCAATTGTAATTTCTTTACGAGTAACATAGGAAAATCTACTTACATTCTCTTGTATGAGAAGATCCCAGTCTTTATCGCTAGAAACTAACCAAATATTCCCTAAACCATACTTGTTTCGATACTTTACTAAATGAGCAGCTAAGTCGTCTGCTTCCACGCCTTTATAGCGTAATATTTTATGATTTTCTTTGAGTATGTCTAAAGAACTTTCAAACTCTGCAATAAAGTCTTCAAACTGCATTTGTTCTTCTTCTGATTGCTGAGCTATCTTTTCTTTTCGATTCTGTTTATACCCTGAATTTATGCTTTTTCTATAGGTAGAAGAACCCCAATCTGCTGTAATGAGTATTCTTTTACAACCATAGGAAGTTGCCAAAGACTGAACAGTTCTCTCATATTCATAACGAAAATCTGTTCGTCCTTGATGCTTCCATCGAAATGCTAAATTCAAAGCATCCACTATCAATGTAGAATTTTCATCTGATATTTTTTCATTAAAGCTAAACGCCATCTAAAAACTCCACTTTTTCTTTATCTAACCACTCTTCTGCCAATAGCACAAAACAACCCAAAAAACTAATAAATATATAGTGGTCTGTTGACTCTGGCGGAAACTCCGTAGCTACGAATACAGGAGACCGATTATACTTAAAAAAGAGCAAAGGCTCTTGATTTCCGCTATCTGCTTGTCGCACTAACTTATTCCACCATTGTATTAGATAATTAGTCTTTGAAGCAGTAAATATTTTATCTGTAAGAGGCGAATCTGCATAGTTTTTTACTTCAATACAAAATTTATTCTTTGCATGAGGTACATATAGGTCTCCTTTCAGATACTCGAGTGCTCCAGAGTTAGGAACTCTTTCAAACTGAAGGTTTGTATGTGTCCTCAGCATATCTCTTACAAGATATTCTCCTCTTGCTCCTTTTGCTCTTGAATCTACCATTCTAGACCGCTTACATTTCCTTGTTTTACTACTTCTATCTTATGTAGTAGTGGGTGAGTCCACCCATGAGATACCACATAAGTATTTAAATCTTCTTGAAGCAATACTTCAACTAGCTTTTCCCTGCCGCTCTCATCTAACACATTTATTACTTCATCAAGAAATAATATATTTATTCTTGACTTTGATATACTACTCATTAGTTTACGAATAGCAATCAAAGTAGCTGTATTTACTCTTGCCAACTCTCCAGAAGAAAGAGCAAGTATGTCTACTATACTCTCATTATCAGTAATTTGTACATTCAATTTATCATTTGATACAATAAATTCAAGTGTAAAACGCCCGTCTGACAGTTCCGCCAGATAAGTGTTTGTTAGTTCTTCTAACTCTTTTACTAAATTTTCTATTTTGTAGGCAAGAAGTCCGTTTGTACTAAAAGCTTTCTTTAGAGTTTCTAAGTTAGCATCTAACTCTGTTACTTCTTTGAGAGTTTCTGATGCTTTATTTAATTTTTTTATAAACCCGTCTGTTTGAGCTTCTATTATTTCTATTCGTGTATTTTCCCTCGTACGCTTTTCATTCTCCATTGCGATTCGAGATATTTCTTTCTTTGCAGCATGTAATTCGTTTTGAAGACTGGCCAAGCGATCTTCCAACTGTTCTTTATCCAGAATAGTCGTTGGTAGATTAGTGTCAATTGACCTATACAGGTCTTCCCAATCTTTTTGAAGTTTACTTTTTCTATCGAATTGAGTATTATTTCTACGAATCTCTGCAATTTTCTTCGTATTTCCATCTATTTTCTCTGTGATAAAAGAAATTGTTTTCTTTTCTTCATTGATAAGACTTTCTTTAAAGTGAGCATCAACCTTTTGTTCACAAGTAGGACAGACGTCATCTAGTCTTTCTAGTTTCTGTAACATTCGTTCACAAGCTTTCATACCTGCTTCAAGCTGTCCAAGTTCTTTTTGGAATTCATCAGGAGATACTTTCTCAGTAGCAGTAATACTATTTATTTCATCTAGGCTGATACCAGCCAGCATTTCTTTATACTGATTATTCCTTAGAATTTTTTTATTTTTTTCAGAAATATTTTCAAGTTCTATTGAAAGTGAACGGAACTCTTTCTCTTCTTTATCCGTATTTATTTCTAAATCTAACATAGGTAGTATGTCAGTACTCTCTAATTTATTTGTATTCAACCACTTTTCAACAGTTGCAATTTCTGATGTCACTTCAATCATTTTATTTGAAGTAGTCCGTGCAGCTTCCTTAAATACTTCGAAAAGCTGAACATAGTCATCAAGATGTAATAGATCAATAAGAAACTTTTTTCTATTCGTATCTGTTGCAGTTAGAAACTGTAAACTTGCATTTGTACTCTGATATACAAGCTGTGAAAAGGTTTTGAAATCAATACCTATTATTTCTTGAATAGTCTTGTAAGTATTTGTAGCTGTATGACTAGAGATATCCTCTCCATTCTTTGTAAGTTTTACTTTAATGCTACTACTTCTTTTTACGTCAACTATATACTCATTTCCATCTTTTTCAAATATTAACCAAATAGTATAACCATTACTCATATATCGATTTGGTATATCTGCTTTCTTTATACCTTTTGAGTTTTTATTGTATAAAGCTTCTTCAATAATTAACGGTATGGATGATTTACCCATACCGTTAGTGCCAATAATCTGTGTGACTGTATCAGTATCGAGTCTCAGATTATTGTTTGGTCCGTAGCTGAAACAATTATCCCAACTGAGTTGTTTGAGCGTAATCATTATACGTTCCTAAAATGTCAAATATTTTATCTTCTGGAAGCTCTAGAATATAACTTAAGTACTCTACTAGCTCATCTTCAAGTGTCATATCTTTTTCTAATACTAATGTAGCTTCATTACTTCTTTTTACTACTTTCTTGTCTAAAAGCTCCGAGTTTTCTACTGCTGCAAGTTCTTGTATATTTCCTTCTATCTCATAAATTGTATGATGATAGGTTGTAGGAATCATCTCTGCTGGATCTGTAACTGTTTTGCGTATTAGCTGTGGCAAAGTAAAAGGCCACCAATTCCAAGACCAGTCTTTTGGATCTATAAGTAAATATCCTGTTTCTACTTCTTGTCTGTGAAAAGATGTAGTCATAGGACTACCAGGATATATTATATTCCTTTGAGTATTACTATGTGCGTGTAAGTCTCCTGCAAATACTACAGGAAACGGATCAAATCGCGAAAGGTCTACTTCTGGAGTTACGTGCGGAGGTATTTCACCCCGCACATGAGTAAAAAGAGGCATAGAGGTATCAAAATGCTCTATGCTTCCTTTTTTATGTAACTCTGCATAAGGTAGTACACCGAATCCCATATCTTCATCTACATACGAGATATCAACTACATTAACAAGAGGATTTATGTCTCGCGATGCTTGCTTTAGCTGAGAGAAAAAAGTACGATTTTTACGAGTAGCTTCATGGTTACCATCAAAGATAAGAGTCGGCTTCTTTACATTTCTGAGAAAAGAAAAGTAAAGAGCTAACTCTTCCATACTTGGAATACGGTCAAAGAGATCTCCACCAATAATATGCATATCACAAGTCTTTGCTTGATAATGCACTTGGTCAAAAAATTCTTGATATCTTTTTTTCGCCCACTCAACTGGAACATTCTTTTGCCCCAGCTTTATGTGCCAATCCGCTGTAAATAAAATCACGCTATTTTAAACTCGTCTTCAATAGTTTCGTCAATTTCTTCAGAACCCGCATCACGAATACGGTCTAATAACTCTTTTTGAGCATCAGCAGTAGGACGAGGCATAACTTCATCCATAGACTTAAGATCAGAAACTAATTCAAGTTCAGTTTCATTCAACTCACGAGTTTTGCACTTGAGTGCTTGTAATTGATACTCTACATTGTAGGGAAGAGGACCAGTCTTTACACGCTTGAATTGAACATCCCAACCTGTCACATAGTCAGTTGGATCGCCTAAGTCTTCTGCTGCGGTAATAATTTGTTCCCACAACTTCTTTTTAAGATTTACAACTTTCACTTGACCACCGTCAATACATTGAGTTGCATAGCTCCAGCCACATTTAAGATCAGGATAGTACTCACGAACCCAATCTTTTTCCATGTTGTTGAAAGTTTCTTTGTTTCTGTCAAATGACAAACACTCTAATGGAATGTTTTTGTCATTTTCACCTTTTACCCAGTAAACATACCGAGCAAGAATATCTCCGACAAGTCGAAAACTGTTGTCACCATCTACATATTGAAAGCTGGTAATGCTTGATTTTTGAGCAGCACCTTTGTGCTGGTTGAATTGAATAGCCATTAATGGATCTCCTCTGGTTTGACTTCTTCGTATAGAAAACGGACTTGTTCATCTTCATCTACTGAAAGTAGCCTGTTTGTTTCTATTATTAAGTGTGGATCAGCCCCTATTCCTGGAACAAGAATAGAGTCTAATGTTACCGTTTTTAGTGCTTCATATTCTGCATATGAGCGTAAGCTACACAAAGCAATATACTGGGCAACTTCACGATATGTGTACTTATGAGAGTGGTACAGAAGGATGTCGGGGTGAAGCATGAAACTTTCCCCGGAAAAGTCTATCTGAGAATATTTGTATATCTTATCCCATTTATTTTGGGGGACTTGTTTTTCAACAAGCATACGAAAGATACGAACGGTGTTTACCACCTTTCCTTCCGCATGAATACAGATTTTCTGCCAGTCAAATAAGAACATATATTATACTAAAAAATAACCATTATGTCAAGAACTATTTTTTTAAAGTTGTTTGATTTCATATCCCTGTTTCATGTAGTGACCAATGCGATTTGATGCTTGTCTCTTGGCAGTATTCCCTTTTAGGTGAATGTCAACAATCACAGGATCCCTTTTATTCTCTTCTTTCCGTATAACTCTACCAATTAACTGTGTTAAGAGTGGTTCATTATTTACTGGAGTTCCAAGAATAAGACAACTCAGATTGTTTACTGAGATGCCTTCCGAAAAGATAGCCTGAGTCCCAAAAAGAATGTTCTTTTTGCCGTTTCTCACAGCAGACAAGTACTCTTCTCTTTCCTCGTGCGCTACCTCTCCCGTAATACATATAGCATCTTCGCCTGCGAGTTCGCCC